GCGCTGAAAGCGAACTGAAGGCATGGATCAATCCCTACTTAGTTTTGACCTTCGGCATAGGCTTTCCATGCCGAGGCGTCGTTGGTGATGAAGGCGTTCACCGCACCAGCGGTAGCCACCGCGCCCGCCGTGTTCAGCGTCACTGCGAGATATCGCAGATACTCCACGCCCTGAGGCAGAACAAAGGCACGCTTGTAGCCAGCAACGAGTGTGGCTTGAGCGATGACCCCGGTCGCGAGATGCGTATTCGGCGAGGAGATCGTGTCGCCCTGAGCCGCCGGCGCCGTGGCCGAAGACTGCAGTTTGAAATTCCCCGTGAAGGCATCACCCGCGCTGTCGAAGGAGGTCTCGACGTGAATGACGAGGTAGAGTTCTTCGCCAACACCGATGTCCCGCGTCTGGGCCGTAGATCCGTCCGGGAGCAGAGCGCCCGCACCGAGGTCAACCCAGTTCGACAGGACTTCGTCAGCGCCGGTTGTGAAGTTGTTCGCCGCAGTCGGAGAGGCTGCGTCCGCGAACTCCAAGAGTTTGTCAATAATCATTGTCTCAGTTCCTTAGTTCGACGGCACAACAGCTTCGTCCGTACCCAGCGCATCGACGCGCTTGATTGGGAAGCCCATGAAGGAGGTGATCAACGTGCCACCGACGTTTTCCATCGTGAGCGAGCTCTCGATGGTTTTTGCGGACACCTGACGACGCAGGCCGTCGAGCATGTCGCGGCCCATGTACATGCAGTAGCGTTCGCCACCGGCAGCGATATTTGAGGACGTCTGCGGAAGGCGGGAGATTGCCTGATGCAGGAGGTCCGTCAGATCGGCTGTGGAGCTCGCGAAGCCAGTGCCCGCCGTGTAACGGCTGGAGTTGGCTGCGACCAGCGAGGCGTCGATGTTCGCGACGCGAACGACCTTGCGCCAGTCGGCGAGTGCCAGACCGACATTCCACATCATGTGAGTGCGGTACACCTGACGCAGAGAGCCATCGCTCTCCTTGGTGGTGTCTTCACCCAGATCGCGGAACTGGAAGCCGGCGACTGTGCCCTTCGGCACGATGCCGAAGCATGCGCGTGGGCCCCAACCAACCAGCCAGATCGACCGATTGTCGTTGCCCGAGCCGCCGCCGTGAATGATGTTCTCGGCATTTGCGGCGAGGCCAGTGCCACGCTCATTGTAGCGAGGTGCGAGACCCGTGAACTTCTCAGGGGTGACTTCTTCGTCATTATAGAAGATGCCGTTGGCAACTTCCTGACCGAAGCCCTCGAGGTGTGCGACGTCTTGCGACAGGCGCCACGCCATCTTGTTGTTATTCATCTGGGCGAGCTTGTAGTCGACCTCAGAATAAGCCTCGAGCATGGCACAGGTGTCGGTGACCTGAACGGTCGTCGACTTGGTAGGCTGAACGGAGCCGTAGAGCTTCGTGTACGTCGGGGCAGGAATGCCAGCGCGGATGGTGTGGCGGTGGCCCGTGTCGAGGTTGCCCTCGATGAACGGAATGTCCTCCAGAACCGGGTTCGACTGGTTCAAGATCTCGACGATGTCGGCCATGCCGCCATTCGGATCCTTCAGTTTCGCCAAGTCCAGCAGCGACATATATTGGCTGTCAAGCAGAGCCATTGTGGTAGTCCCTTGTTATGCCTTCATCGACGAGTAGAGCTGGCCCAGTCCGTTCGACTTGCTGATGGCTTTGTCGCCGGCAACAAGTTGATCTTCACTGATAAGCTTACCCACCTTCTGAAAGGCCTTGATGATGGCCGGGTTGTTGCCCGCGCCGGTGACATTGAGAGCGGCCTTCAGCTCGTCACCCCCAAGTGCTCCAACAGCCTTCGCGGCAATGCCCAGATTACTCTCGTAGTCTGCGCCCCACTCTGTCTTGATCGAGCTCAGCCACTCAGTGTGAGTGGCCTGTATGAGGGATGCGGATGCGGCCGCGGCCTCCCCTTGGATTTCGGAGAAGAAGTCAACCAGACGCTGGACGCCTGCCTGATCCTTGAGACCGATCTCTTCGAAGATGGGCTTGGCTTTATCCATGAGCGCGGCGTCGAGTTCGAACCCCTCCGGGACAGTGATGGCTTCGTAGTCGATCTCGCCGGTGGCTTCCTTGGCGTCGCCCTTGGCTTCGGCGTCTGGCGCCTTGGCTTCGGGTTCGGCTTTGGTATCGGCAGTCGTCTTCGACTTCTCACTGTCATAGAGGGTCTCGAGCTTGTCAGCCCCGGCCCCTGTACTTTTGAGCTCGACCTCGGCTTGGGTTGCTGCCACTTCGGTCAAGGCGGTCCCATCGGCGGCTGGTGCCGCCGCTGGTGCCTCTGCGTTTTGCATTTCCTTGGTCATCATGACCCTTTCGCAAATTACATGGTCCGAGAAGTATCATCGCTAGCGAGCCATGTAAAGAGGGGGGTTGAGCACAGCATTATGCTGTGTTAGACTGATCGCTATACCTGAAACCTGTGAGGAGACGACATCATGACTGAAGGCTGGACAAGGGGAGAGATTGAAGCCCTGCAGCGCCTGCCACACGACGAGCGTCTGAAGATGCGCCTCGGACCCCCACGGACGCGCAGCCCCATGACAGGCGATCAGCTCAAACTGATCAGGACCAGTATCGGCCTGACGCAGAGGGGAATGGGTGAGATCTTGGGCCTGACACCTGACCACGTCAGCCGCCTCGAGCGCGGCCTCGTCCCCATCAAGCGCTTGATCGCCAATGCAGCGAACCACGCCCTCTCGGTCTCGAACTATGAGAGCCGCGTCGACTAAGTGTCGGCCGGGGCGTTCGGCTTGACCGTCTCGGGTGTGATGCTCTCGTTCCACATGAGGAGGAATGCCGCGCGGTGTTCCTCCGTCTGGAGCTCGGACATCAGCCAGAGGCCGACGTGCCGCCGCCCCTCGTTGAATACCGTGACGGATCCATTTGTGCTGAACGAGCTCTGGAAGGCGCGCGTCTGTGCGAGGAGCTCCCACATGACGCGGCGGCCGCGCTCGTCGCCCATCATCCAAGCGAGATCGCTGTCCCACTGGCTCTCTTCGAGATCTTTGTCGCTGACCGCTGTCACCGGCCGCTCAACCGATCAAATGCGCTGCCCTCTTTGATGTTGACTTCGGACGCGTCCTTCGCGGCCTTGGCCAGAGCGGGCGCCGCCTCCATCATCTGCTGCTGCTGCTGTGCCTGAGCTCGCGCCTGCCTGATGCCGGCGACGACTTCAGGATCCCTGATCAGGCGCGAACTCACGCCAAGGATGGCCGCATACTCGGAGAGGACGGCATCCTCGTCGACGATATCCAGCACGCCGGGGAAGCCACTACCACCCATCGACGCCGCCGTGTTGACCAGCCGCTCGATTGACGACGCGCCGACCGACTGCTGGGCCTGAGCGAGCATCGAGATGTATTCGACCTTCAGGTCGACACCCTCGAGATCCGGCGGCGGCAGAGGCAGGAGATCATTGCGCGCCATGATGGCGAAGACGCGGTCGATCACCGGGTCCAGCACTTCAGTCTGGACGCGCGTCAGGACCGGGCCCAGCACGAGGAGCTTCTCTTCGTTCCTGATGACGACTTCGGTCGCGGTCCTGACGTCATCCTGCTGGCTCATCATGAGGAAGAGGTCGACGAAGAATGACTGATTGATCCGCTCGCGGACTTCCGCCATCTGGACGCCAAGGTCGCCGACGGGGAAATTCATTTGATAGAGAGGCGTGATGCCAGAGCCGGGCGTCGAGATGTCGGTGTAGTTGACGCCGCCGGGCAGGAGATTGATCTGGTTGCCGCGCTTCATGGCCGACGGGACTTGGACCGGCGGATTGACGTTCTTGTCGATGGCCTGAGCCATGCGCTTGGTGTCGTGATAGAGCTGCTTGCAGCCCTGCAGGGCCGTGATGCCCGGGCAGTCTACGCCATAGTCGTCGAGTGACGTCGCATACCAGCGGCCGACCATTGACGGGAACTCATTGAAGCCACGCTTGCCGAGATACTTGTTGTTCTCGCCGGCGTTCTCCCACCACACTGAGCGGTAGGGCATGTTCTCGAAGTCGACCTTGTCAGAGACCCTATCGTCGTTCGGCTCGATGGCATTGAAGACGCGGATCTGCTCCTCGAGATTGTCGGCATGGAACATCGACGCCGTCTGATTGGAGACGTTGTCGATACCGAAGGTCTCGTC